GATGGCCATCGCTGGTACTGCTTCCTTCGACAAGTGGATCTCCGGCCAGCCGTAAAGGCTGCCGGACGCAAGTTCCACTCGTAGAACGGTAGAGGGATGAAACCCCCACCGCGCAAGATGTAATTACCTCTCTAACGTCGTGAGACGTCATTGAGGATCAAGCCGCACTGAGTTAAGGTGAACGTAATGAGCTAGGAGGATTACCAGTAATGGAAACCCAGAATAGCCTACTCGATTTTTATATCGAGGTATACTGTCACCTCCACAGTGATGTGGCTGGTGCCTATGCTAGTACCGGTAGTGTTGAATACGTACGTGATCGACGAGAGATCGTTAATCGCGCACGCTCTGAGGGCTTGGGCTTCTTTACGAAGTCCTTACCCAAACTAGGAAAGGCCCTTGACAGGGCCCTAGCTAGTGGAGAGTGCTTACAATGTTCAGGCTTCAAGTTGAAGCGGAACACACAGCTACCCGAGTTCCTCGGGACGCTGTTTAAGCATATATTCGATGATACCGGTCGGGAACGCAGTGATGCGTGCCCTAAGGTACTTGGACAATTAAGACAGTTGTTGTTTGTTTTATACAAACTCGAACTACCATACAATGAGGAAACTGCTAAACGTACTGTTCAGCAATTTGCCAAATTCGACGAAGAGCTGGATTTTCATCCGAGCAATCTTGACGATGGCACAACATCCATATTACAGACGGCACGCGGGATTATTTCCCGCGTTCTTTCTGGGCTATGTAGCAGGGACATATGTCCCTCTCATGGACCTGGAGCCGTTGCCACTGGAGAAAGAGGAGTTCAGAAGCGTAGGTTTACGCGACTAGACCTCTCGATTGAAACTTGGTACCCCTTTACGGAGTACTTTAGGTTCAATATGACCCATGTGGCTGATACTGTTCAGGATATACAATCCCTAGAACTCGTGACGGCTGGCACTGCGAAAGTAGTGCTGGTACCGAAAGATTCTAGGGGTCCTCGTATCATATCTTGTGAGCCGCTGAACAATCAGTGGATCCAACAAGGCCAGAAAGACGTCATCGTGCGTCGACTGGAGTCTCACACCCTCACCCGAGGGCATGTGAACTTCACGGATCAAAATGTGAACCGTGATCTTGCAATGTCAGGGTCCCGTGGAGGGACCGTCTGCACATTGGATATGAAGGAAGCTAGTGACAGGGTGTCACTGAATCTGGTGGCCAGTCTCTTTCCGAGAGAATGGCTCGAGGCGCTCCTTGCGTCTCGTTCGTACGAAACCATGCTTCCTGATGGAACCGTGATCCACCTGAAGAAATTCGCACCTATGGGGTCAGCAGTTTGCTTTCCCGTAGAGGCGCTTATCTTTTGGGCGTTAACGGTGTCTATTGTCATGCATACACGTGGCCTTAGCCTGGCGCGAGCCAGGCGAACCGTCTATGTGTATGGCGACGACATTATCTGCAGCTGCGACGACCAGGCAGCTGTCAGAGAGTACTTACCAAAGTTCGGCTTACTGCTGAACGAGGACAAGTGCTGTACGGGCCG